TACTGCTGCGTCAATGGCCGGCACCTGTGGCTGGAGTTCAAGAAACCTGGTGGCGGCAGGAGTGAAACCAGCCAGAAAGTGTGGCATACTGCGCTGAGTGCGGCAGGCGGGGAAGTATGGGTGGTGCGCGATGGGGTAGCCGCTGCTTGCGAGATTGCGGATATCTCGCCCAAGGAAACCAGCCGGGCAATCATTACGCAAGTGGAGGCTATTCGTGGCTGATTGCTTGGCGAACAAGTTGAGCAAATCTGTGCTGAAGATGGTTAGCGCCAAGGCTGTTCCGTATCAAAACTGCTCATGTCTGTGGTGCTGCGAAGCCAAACTGGCCAAAGACACGGCCACCTTGTGGCCAGCGTGCGCTTGTGAGTCTTGCGCCACGCACCCGGCAAACCATTCGCCTGACCACTTTCTGCGGGTCTGTTCGCATCGGGTGTATTGGACCGTTAACCAGGGGGACCGAGATGAATGTGCAAAGTGTGATGACGAGGAACAGAGAGCCGGAGCATTGTCCAACTTGCCACTGCCAGACTACCCACTCTTTGATGAACGCACCGTTAATGGAATCACTACCTGAAGATTACGATGCCTGTCAGCTGAGGGCGCTCGGCGAGAGTGCTCGCTCGTTGCCGATTCTCACTGAAGGCGACGAAGATTAGTTGCAGCCAAACGGTTTTAAGTTTAGGCTGCAACAATGGCCAAGGATACTACCCACATCCCACCAGCATCTGTAGCTTCGGCGGCTCGCCGTGGTCTGGAGATGCGTGAAGAACAATCGCCCAGTAATCGCGGCGGAACCGAAGTCGGGATTGCGCGAGCCAAGCAGCTTGCCAATCGTCAGCCGGTGTCCGAGTCGACGATGGCCCGCATGAAGAGCTTCTTTGCTCGGCATGAAGTGGACAAGCAAGGTGAGGGCTGGGGCGAGGGCTCCAAGGGGGAGCAGGCCTGGTTGTTGTGGGGCGGCGAGCCTGGAAAGTCTTGGGTTCAGCACATTGCGAGCGACCGGCTCAAGAAGATGAGGGAGAAGTAGCCATGCCGTTCAAGTCGCAGGCCCAGCGTGGATTCATGTACGCCAAGCACCCTGAGATTGCCAAGCGGTGGGAGAAGGAAACTCCCGAAGGCAAGCTGCCCGAGCATGTTGGCTCCAAGCCGACCATGCAAGATGTCGCCAAGGAAAGGTTGGCGAAAATGAAGAAAAAGACTTGACGCTTGTTCTGGTTTATGGCAAGCGTGCATCACGCCGTAGAATCGGCACCCAACTAGGAGACCTTACTATGGCTAATTTTGCTTCTAAGGAAGGCACGCTCGTTGCTAATGTTGCCCAGACTTTTAACTTCAAGCAGCTTCTCGGTGTGAACGCTTCCTCGCTGGTGTACAGCAACGATGATGCTGCCGCTACTCACACGCTTCAGGTCGATGGCCAAAACATCACGGTCAAGCCGAGTGAGCAGCGCGTGCTGAGCGGCGTGCAGAATTGGGATGTGCTGACGATCGGTGGTGACGCTGGTTCGACCGGCGCCTATCGCGTGTACGCTTCTTCGGACGAACCGGCCCCGCTGTTTTACAAGCCGTATGGCGGCCCCATCACCACGGCCGCGATTGCGGATGGCGCGGTGACCGATGCCAAGTTTGTGAAGGGCGTGCACGTTACGACGACTGTTGCTGGAGCGCCGTCGCCGTTTTCGATGATGGTGATTGATATTGCCGATGCTGATGGCACCACCACCTACACTGGTTTGATTGGTAAGCATGAAGTGTTGGGCGGCTACATGATGTTTGATGGAACTCCGGCGATTACGACTGCTGTGACCCTGCAAACCGCAGCTGCTACTACCATCCTTACCTTTACCGGTGCGGTTGCTGTGGCTGGTCGTGTTTCGTTTTCTTCGACCAGCGTGGTTGCTAACGCTACGCTGGCTAGCGGCGCTAGCTTTAAGGTGTTGACCGCCAAGAATGCTGGCAATGTGAACGGCCGTCTGGTTCTGTTCATGCTGCCCGTCGCCTAACCTAAGCTTCAAGGAGGCTAATCATGGCTAACTTTTGTGCTAAGGAAGGGACGCTGCTGGCCAACACGGCGCAAAGCTTTAACTTCGATAATTTGATTGGTTCCGCTGGTGCTATGTCGCTTGTTTACAAGAACGACGACGGCGCCAAGGACCACATCCTTCAGCTTGATAACGGGCAGTCGGTATTCACGGTTAAGGCCAATGAGCAGCGCGTGGTGACCGGCTTGTCGGATGCCACGGTGCTGACGATTGGTGGTGATGCTAACTCGACCGGGCCGTATCGCCTGGCGATTAGCACCGAGCTTGAACCGCCCATCATCAAGTACTGATACCGTTCGGGGGATCACATTGAGGCCCGTCTGGATGTTCCAGGCGGGCTTCAGTGTTTTTACGCCAGCGCGTATCGACGAGCAGAAGTGATGTTAAACAGCCCACCAGTCTGCGTGCGGTAGGTACAATTCATCGCATCAGCAATCTGCTGCCAGCTGGAACCAGCAGCGCGCCAGCTTTTTGCCATCCGAATAGCACACATCGTCTCCTCGCAATCCACAAGCGTACCGTCAGCCAGCGCCTTCTTGCCCAAAGGCACGTTACCAGCCCGCTTGCCGCTGGATTTCAACACCCCAAGCGCCGCCTTGGTGCGCTCTGCGATGACTTCACGCTCCCACTCGGACACCGACATCAGAATGTTGAGCACTAGCCGGCCAGAAGCCGTGCGAGTGTCCACCTGGTCGCTCACCGAAAGCAACGTATACGGCGTATCCATGAAGTAATCGTGCAAAATGTCGCTCAAGTCACGCACAGAACGGGTGAGCCGGTCGAGTTTTGCTACCAAAAGCCCGTCAACGCCCGCGCCAAGCATGGACAAAGCCCGCTGCAACGCAGGACGCTCCATGGTGCTGGCCGAAATACCCGCATCAACCTCCACCGAAACGATATCCAAGTCATAAAGCTTGGCGTATGCGCGGATTTTCTCTTCCTGCGCAGCCAAACCAAGCCCAGAACTAGCCTGTTCGTTGGTGGAAACACGCAGATACGCAACGACGCGGGTCATTTTACCTCCACAGGGGTAATCGTGTTCTGGAAACGCTTGATGTCGTCCAACTTGTAGCGCCTTCGCCGCGTCGGCGTGTGGTAAACCGTAAGAATCTTGCGATTTACCCAGCGGCGCACGGTTGTTTCGCTAACTCCTAGCAGCTTTGCTGCGTCCTGCTCCGATACCAACTCCATCTTTCACCTCCGCGCACCAGATTGCACCCCTTTGCACGGGCTGTCAACCTTTTGTGCAAAGGTGCTTGCCAATGCGTGCAAACGTGCGCTAAGGTGCGGGTGCATGTTTGGGGATTTCGACGACCAAGAACAACAAGTGCCGCCCGGTCACGACGGCGACACGTTTGCCAACGCAGAAGTACCCGCGCCTGGGTTTGCCGGCAGGTATTACACGGTGGCTTGGGAGATTGCTGGCCGAGAGGGCGCGATTACTGATCGTCGCCCACTGGAAATCACCACATCGTGGACGCATGAAGAAATGATTGCGATGTACCAGGCGCTTGCCGTGGTAGACGACAAAGCCTTCATCTCGGTCAGCGTTCGTTACCGGCACATGGGTATTCCGATTGTGTTGTGTACCGCAAGCATGGGAGTTCCAGACCGTGGTGCACCCAGGCGATACGAAGAGCGTGATGATGATGGCTGGCCTGCGTTGGTTATCGAATGTCACCAGCGGGCACTTGAGGCATTGCAAACCTCAGGCCGCAAGATGATGGAAGAGTTGGCGAGAAAGAACCTGACCGAGCTATTGGAAGATTTGAAGCACAAGGAGGAGATGTCGTGAACTACGATCAAAAGGATTTGGAGTTGTTGCGTCAGTGCGGCATCGATAACGGCGGTCCAGTAAGCTGGACGCTGGACGATTACATCTCCATGGCTCATTGCGACTACGTTCTGCGGTTCCGCCGTGGCGGCGATGCTCGCGTGCGTATGCGCCTTTTGATTCGTCGTGCTCGCGATGCTTTCCGGCGGGAACGTGGCAGCGAAGAGAACTGCCCGTGGGATGACGATTACAATCGTCGTGTAGTTTCAACTGCTTTTGCTGAGCAACCGGTTAACGCAAAAGATATTACCTTAAAGTTCTTGGAAGAAAACACTCGCGCCAAGCGTGGCGATATCGTGCAAGCCATGGCAGATCGTGGGTACAGCCAAGATACCATTGACGAGGCGCTGGGCGTCTTGGTGACCGAGGGCAAGATTAGCCGCGAGTCTTGGGGCTACTACAGCTTTGGCAGCAAGAAGTCCAAAAAGCAGGAGGAAAGCGATGTCGCGTAAGTATCAGCAGGCGCCAGTCAAGGACACGCTGCACATGGCGGCAGACGGTACTGGCGCGTTCTCGGTTGAGGACGGCGCTCCGCTTGGCGACGGCGACGAGGTTGATGTTGGCGTCTCTCGCATTACCGAGGAACTGAACAACTTGCGTGTATCGGTTCAGGGTATCATCCGATCGTGGATTGATTACAGCGGCATTGAGCTTGGACATGATCGCTGGGGCAAGCGTCATGGCAAAGTGGCTAAGCTGAACTCTGCTGATATGGACCACATCTCGGACAATACGTTTACCGCTATCAAGACGCTGGCCGTGAAAACGATGCAGACCTGTCATGGGTACAAGGCTGACGACATCGTGGACATCGAAGGCATGGACATGCTGACGCAGCTTTGCAACGTGTTGATGCGCGTAAACATGAAGAAGGACTGCGCGCCTGGCATCGTGCTTGGCATCAAGTGGTTCTATTGTGATGGTCTGGTTCGTAACCTGCGCCTGCGCAAGAAGCACCGGGCTGAAGGTTTGCAGCAGTGGCGGCAAGCGTTGTTTGAGGCAACCAAGCTTATCGAGGCCATCGGCTAATGTACGCGGAGAATGGTTACACCGAGGACTACATCAGGCATTGCCTGCGATACGTTGACGAGATAGCAAAGCTGGACATACCGCATATGGCGGATTCGTTTGTGGCGTTGGAGTGTGATGTTGGACCTTGGGCGGCGTTTCGATACTACGACCTGATTAGCGATGCTCACTACAAGGTTTTGGCGGGCGCACGAGCAGCGCCTCAAGCAAAGTTCGATGAGGTGATTGCGCTTTGGAAGGAGTATGGATTGCCCGTGCTAACGCCACGGGGTAAGCGTAAGTTGAAGACCAGGCGCATATTGATTGCCAGGTACTTGGGACACGGGGAGGAAGGCAATGAAAGAGACCGAGAACACCGAAACTACACCTACCTCGTATTCGCGCAGCACCTCGTTCAGCACTGCAAAGCCAGCATCGAGCAGCGAAGACAGTGGCACTACCGTCTCTTTATATGGTCATCAGCACAAATTTTCCAATACCGAAACGAGTACCCAAGCCGGGCAGAAATCAACTATCGGCGATCTCTCTTCCTCGATGGAATCAACCGAGGCGATGGACCCGATGGTGTTGCGGCGGGCTCAATCCGAAGACGGTGCATTGGAGCTACCAGCCCTGAAGGGCACCGACCTTGCATCCTTTGCGCTTACCCGTTCCCATTCAAAACTGTCGCTGAGCGATCTGAACATTATTGGAATGGCATTGCTAAAAGACGCGGTGGCTCAAGATAGGCCAGACCACCGTGCCGCTGCTGCGGTCTATTCGGTTATGGCTGGCATGAACTCCAAAGCCGCTGGCCCCAAGAAGACTGGCCCTACAGATCGAGTGCGTGTGGCCTTAGAGAAAGCGGCCTCAGCTATTGAAGCCGAGCGCCGCCGCAAGAAGACCGTAGTAGATATCACGCCCGAGACTGAAGATGAGTGATCACGATATCGACTTCTTGCTTGAGCAGTGGGCAACGTCTCCTAGAGCGTTTGCTGAATGCTTTCGCATCAAGAACAAAGATCGTACCGAAGTCGACTTCCGCGTCTCAGTTCCGCAGCAACTGGCGCTTCAAGCCCTGAGCAACAACCAAAAGCTGGTGTTCCTGAAGGGACGCCAGATGTGGATTACCACCATCTGCTTGGTCTGGCAGTTGCGGCTTTGCTTGTTTAAGCCTGGTGCGATCTGCGCAGTAGGTATGCAATCGGACTTCAACGCCAGGCAGATGTCGCTTACCGCGTACAATCTCTACAAAGGCAACGATGTTCTTGCTGAGTTGATGCCGATCGACCGGCAGAACGACCACCAGATTCTGTTTGCCAACGGCTCGCAGATGTTGTTCGTTACCGCTAACTCAGCTGTGCTTCGTTCGATGCCGCTGAACTTTGCGCACCTGTCCGAAGTCCGCGACTACGATGACTTGGGCGAAACGCTGGCGTCTATCAAGGTTGCACCAGAAGGTACGCTGCTGCTTGAGTCTACGGCCGGCGGCGAGGACGACTTCTATCACATCTGGAATGATGCGGAGAGCGCGTTCCAGAAAGTGTTCTTCTGCTGGCGCGACCACAAGGAATACCGTGCGACGACCGGCATCGACGGCCCGTTGCAAGAAGTGGAAAGGGACTACATCAAGCTGCACAACCTGAGCAAGCTTGAGTCCAACTGGTGGGTTCGCGAGCGACGTGCATTGCCGCTTCACAAGCGCCCGTTCATGGTGCAAGAGCACCCGACCACACCAGAAGAAGCCTTCCTGCTTAGCGGTGACAGGTATCTGCGCCGTCAGGTTCCAACTCCTGCTGGCGATTCTCGCGACCCAGACGAAGCCGGAATCATTGTCTACCACCCCTACAACCCAACGCATCAGTATGTGGTAGGTATTGACCCTGCACCAGGCTCAAGCGAGAAGGGCGACCCCACCGGCTTGGTCATCATCGATATCACTGATCGTTGCGTGGTACTGACGCAAGAGATTCGCCAGCCAACCCGTGACTTTGAAGGCCCATGCTTGGAGCTTATCAAGGCGTTCGGCTCGCCACTGACCGTTATCGAAACAGCCGCAGAAGGCTTGGGCCTGTGCGATTTCCTGCGTGGCGCTGGCATCCCAATGTATCACATGACCGCATTCGGTGGTCTGTCGCCCACCATGCTGCCTCGCCACGGCTGGCGTACTGACGTGCAGACTCGCGGCATCTTGTTTGGCGAAATCTACGAAGGCGCGAGCGGTAATAGCCGATGGAAGATTGGTTGCCATCGTCTGGTCAAACAGCTTAACGCACTGTGTTACGATAAGCGCGGCAAACCAGCTGCGCCCAAGAACGGCCACGACGACTTGGTTGTGGCGTTTGGTCTTGCTCTTATCGGGGTTGTGCAAGCCCTGCCTGCAAAACAATCGCCTGAAGTGCAACAACAGCCCAAGAACGCGCTTGAAGACTATATGCTTGATCTAGAACGAGCAATGTCAAGCGGAAGAAACGATTGGTTTGATTTCACAGCGGAATCGCAACAGTCGGATTTCTTTGAGTAATCAAAGAAAAAGTTGGGGAAAAAGTTGGGTAATGTGTTGATAGTTCTTGCAATCTTAACCTGAAGGAAATCATCCTTCTGCTCGGAGGTTCTATGCCTGTTCCTAGTGGTACGATGGCTCAGATTTTTAAGGATGTCTCTGCTGCTGAGGCTGGTGTTACCGCCACGCCCGCGCCTGAGGTGACCGCTCCTGAGCCGGCCTCTACGTCTACTGAATCCTCGGCTACCCCAGCCGAGTCCGCGCCGTCTGGCTCTGCCGACCCCTCCGGTGAGAGCCAGGCGGTTGCGGTGGAGCGCCATCCTCAGCGGGTGTCGTGGTCGCGGTATGAGACGTTGCGTCAAGAGCACGCTCAGGCCATGTCGAACATGGAGACGATGCAGCAGCGGCTGGAGCAGCTTGAGTCCAAGTTGACTCAGCAGGTTGTTCAGGCTGACCCGCAGGCGGCTGCTCCGAAGTCTGGCGAGACTCAGAGCGATTGGTTGCAGCGTTTGTTGGATGAGGGCGAGGAAGTCAACCCGAAGTTGGTTGAGCAGATTCGTTCGCTTGAGAACAAGCTAAACCAGATGAACCAGTCGGTTCAGATGCACAACCAGCGGTGGCAGAATGTGGAATGGGCGCAGGCGAATGCGGCTTACGACCAGAGCATGTCGAAGCTGCAATCGTACTGCCCCAAGTGGGATGAAGAACGTCTGACGACGATGATTGCCAATGGCGTTCCGCCGCGCATGGTTGTTGCCATGTACCGGGATGTGTATGGTGACGCGCCGTCTCAACAGGCTCCTGCGCAGGTTGCGCAGGTTCAGCGCGCCGCTCCCCCGCGCATCGATGGTCCGTCGAACTCGACTCCGAATATCGGAAACGAGACGATGACCAAAGAAAACTACTTGAAGTGGGTGCGCGGAGAGTTCAATAACAAGATGCACTAAGGAGTTGCAATGGCTGCTAGTTTCCAGACCATCGCTGCGGTTCTGATCAACGACCGCACCGACAAGGTGATTCACAACCTTCTCCAGACCGACACGGCCTTCTGGTCGAAGCTGCCCGTCAAGGGCCGCTCGTGGTCGGGCGACGTGGCGATCATCGGCCTGCGCGTCAAGCGTAACGGCTCGGTGGTTTCGACGATCGGCAACGTGGAGCCGAAGCCGGGTCAGCAGGGCTTCCTGCGCCTGACTGTCCAGTCGAAGACCGTTCTGGCTCGCTGCCAGATCGATCTGCTGGGCTTCCTGGCGGCGGAAGATGTCAAGGGCTCGCTGGCTGTTGAGCCGGCGGACGAGTTGGACAACATGCTGAACGACATCGCCAAGCAGATGACGCGCTATGCGTTCATCGGTGGTGGTGGTCTCCAGGGTGTGGGCGCCAACGCGGCTGGCTCGCCGATTGGTCTGGTGTGGCAGCACAGCAATGTGATCACCACCTACGGCTATCATGGCCGGTTCGATGACATCGTGGTGAACCCGAACAACCAGATTCGGTTCATCCGTCTCGACACCTACGCTCAGGTGGGTGTGGATCGCACGCTGACCGGCATCTCGCCGTCGACCATCACGATCAACGCCAACATCGACACCTCGACGCTGCCGGCTGGCGTTCCGTGCGCGGTGCTGTTGGTTGGCGCGGCTTCGCAGGCGTTCAATGCGGCGACCATTTCGGGCGACAACATTGACACCCCGTGCGTGTTTGATCCGAATGGCGACCCGGTGGGCGCGTTCGTTGGCGACCCGACCGGCGCCATTTCGAACCTGACCCAGCCGATTCACTTCGGCAATGACCGCTCGCTGACGGACCCGCTGACCAAGCGTATTCGTTCGAACTTCGCGATCGTGAACAACACGAACGCGCAGGGCGGCGACACGCTGTCGACCATCGAGTTCCTGAAGCTGTACGGCGCCATCCGCACCAAGAGCGGTAAGCGTCCGACTGCGACCTGGATGTCGTGGAACACGATGAACGCGCTGCCGCAGTCGCTCATCGGCACCCTCGATGCCCACATGCGTGTCATGCCGCAGGAAGCCGTGAAGAAGATGGACCCGACCCCGGCGCTGCCCTCGGAAGAGGACAACGATTCGGGTTACGGCGTGAGCAAGGTTCCGATCATGTGCTCGGAGCTTTGTCCGGACGGCATCGCGATCGCACTGCGGTACGAGTCGTGGGAGCGTCTGTTCCGTGGTAAGGAAGAGGGTGTGTGGCTGGGCGTGAACGGCCCTGGCAGCAATCCGCTGGTCAAGCTTCAGGGCGAGACTCAGTGGGGCGCGACCCGCGCTCTGATGCCCGAGCAGGTCTGCACCGAGCCGCTGAGCAACGGTATTCTGGTCGGCATCGCCGCCCCGGTCTAACCAAACTTCTGAACTCTAAGGAGATCAAATAATGTCTATTGTTAATCCTGGTGTGGTCGGCTACCTTAAGACCGACAACTTTACCCCGATTGGTTCGCCCTACGGTGTGAACCAGCAGCCTGCCGCTGGCTCGGTGGTGTCCGATCTGTCGACGTTCTTCTCGTCGACTCCGGCCACTGACGATACCCCCGGTGGTGTTGGTGCGTTCATGTTCCTTCAGGTGGACACTACGGCGACGACCGTCTCCAAGGTTCTGCCTCGCAACTTTATCATCAAGGGCATTCGCGCTCTTAAGACTGGTGCTACGACGGCGGGCGCTGATAAGGCTATCCTGTCGAAGGTGTCGGCTGACGGTGTTACGACCACTACTCTCGGCGAGCTTCTGCTCACCGCGACGGTCAACACCTTTGTTCTTGAGTCGGCGTTTACGCCTAACCTCGCGTTCACTCCGAATCTTGCCGCTGGCGAGACTTTGAAGGTGACGGCGAGCAAGGTGAATAACTGCGCGGCCACCGTTTACGTCGATGTGATCGGCGCGTAAGTAAATACACTGGAGGCCCTTCATGGCACCGATGTACGATGAAGACGAAGATGTTTGGACTGGCTCTGGCCTGAGCCGTGATATCGCCAAGCGGCGACTCATGGAACGACAGAACCTGCCAACCGGACCTTCGGGCGGTGATCGTGCACTCGGTGCCGTGAAGGGCACTCTCGGTGGCGCTACCGCTGGCGCATCTCTTGGCTCGATTATCCCTGGCGTTGGATCAGCTATTGGCGCTGGCGTCGGAGCCCTCGTAGGCGGTGTTGGTGGTGCAACAAACGCCAATCCCTCTGAAAAAGCTCCTACTATTCAAGAGTTTGATCAAGGCAAAGACGCTCTAAAGCAAGCATACAATGCGGTTGAGCAGCCAATTAAGCGGGCGTACAATCGATTTAAAGCCTTGAAAGAAACTGAAGAGAACCCTATGCTCGATCTGTCCGACGCCGATTTTGGCTATTAGCCAACACAGGGACCAGAGACATGCAAACGTCCCTAGTCATCGATGATCGGCAACCAGACCTTTGGAACCCAGCTGAGTCTAGCAAAGGTTCCATCGAGTACGACTGGAACGATCCAAACGATCCCCCGTCGCTGAAGCCTCCAGAAATCGCACGCATGTGCAGCCAGTTCTATAACGAGATGGCGCCAATGCAGCGCCTCTGGTGGTTGTGCCGCGATGTAATCACCAACTTCCGCGCCTACACGCCCAGCGACATTGTGATTCGCGCCGGCATGGAAATGGCGTACTTCAATCGCGTGCGTGACGTTAGCTTCAACATCACGCTGCCGCAGTTCCGTAATGCCTCCGCTCGTCTGGAAATGACGCAGCCATCGTGGGGCGCGTATGCTGCGAGCGATTCGATTGAAGATTTGATGCGGGCTGCCGCCGATGAGCAGGCACTCGATTATTACTGCCGCCGTGGCGAGGTTCCCTACGCCGCGATGGAAATGGTTGATTGGGCTATCATGTTCGGTACCAGCGCTATGTTGGCCGTCATGGATGGCGACAACCTCAAGCCTGAAGTGTTTGGCCCTGACCGCATTCGCGCTGAACCTGCGATTGCCAAGCCGGAAGATAGCCGGTTCTTGGCTGTGTCGCGTGTAACCACCAAGGCGCAACTCAAGCAGAAGTTTCCTGACAAGGAAGATGTCATCAACCAGGCGCCGCCTCCGCTTCAGCAGTTGAACTGGTGGAGTGGTTATCAGCGCATGGCGCCTGACCGCATCGAAGTCTTGGAAGTCTACTGCCGTAGCGGGCACTGGTTCTTGATGTGCGGTAGTGGTGGCGCTGTGTTGGCGTCTGGCTGGACCCCGCAGCGTTGTATGCCGCTGGAGATTCACAAGTACACCAGCGTGCCGTTTGACTTCTGGGGTGTTGGCATGGTGGAGCAAGCGCTCCCTGGCCAGTACGCCTACAGCGCAAGCTGGAATCAGATTCTTACCAACGCCCGGTTGATGAGCAACCCGAAGATTCTTATCCCGCACAACTCAGGTGTCGCTCCCGATGCGTTTACATCCCGTGCGGGTGAGAAGGTATATTACCGCCAAGGTCTTGCTCCGCAGCCTTGGCAAGGGTTGCCACTGCCGCAATATGCTGTGCAGCTGCCGGCGTCGGCTGCTTCGGCTCTTGCTGATTCGACCGGCATTCACGGCGCATCGCAGGGCAAGCGCACGCCTGGCGTCGTTACTGGCCGAGCGGTTGAGGCTATTGTTTCAAACGATGAAGTCCAGTTCGGAATCACCAAGCGAAACATCAAGCGGATAATGGAGCGCCATGGGCGCACGGCTCTGCTTTACATGCAGGCGTACTATCCGCAAGAGAAGTTCATTCGCCAGTTCGATCGCTATGGCAGCGCGATTGGCACGATGGTTCGCAGCGGCGATTTGTCGCAAGACCCGCAAGTTTTCATCGAGGCTGACACGTTGTTCCGTGATGATGTGGAAGCCCGGCAGCAGCGCATCATGCAGTTTGCTCAGATGGGCGCTCTTACGCCGCAGATGGCCATCAAGCTGATTCAGGACAACCGTGACCCATTGCGTCCGCAGAAGCCGATTGCGGATTACGTTACGGCCAAGCGTGCGCTGGATGCGGTCGTTCGCAATGGTTTTGAAGTTGTCGATACGACCAAGGTGAATCCTGATGGGACACCGGTCACGCGCAAGACAGTCAAGTTCTACTCCAACGACAACTTCCCAATCTTTGCTGAGGTTGTCAGCCAGTTCATTCGGTCTGATGAGTTCTACAGATTGCCTGTTGAAAAGCAGGATGCTGTGGACGCCTACTATCAAGACATCCTTCAGATGATGACGCCGCCTGCGCCGGAAGCGCCGGCTGGTGGTGGCGCAAAGATTCCGCAGCCAGTGGGTGCTCCCGCTGGCAACGCGAATGCTGTAGGCAATCAGGGGCCGACCAGTTCGGCTGATGATACTACGCGCCGAATTGAAGTAGCCAATGCCCGACCGGAAGGTGCGGACGAGTTTAGTAGGTAGGAGAAGCCATGAAGTACGATATGAAGGAAATGGCCAAGGCTCGGCTCAAGAAGATGCAGGAGGCCAAGGGCAAGCTGCCCGCGCATCACAAGAGTGCGCACATGGCCAAGAGCAAGTACAAGGGCGACGACGAGTACGAGATGGATGCTGACACCGAAGAGATGACTCCGGCTCCTGAAGAGGCGCCGAAGCATCTGCGGCATCAGGGTCATCCTGGTCTCGGCGGCGACAAGGGTGTTGCGGTGATGATTGGTATCGGCAAGCCGATGCCGCATGGTATGCCGCAGAAGCACCCAGGCTTGGGCGAGTCGATTGAAGACGAAGAGCCTGTTATGGGCGGCAAGTACGGGAAGTAAAGATGTACGCTGCGCAGATTGCACAGTACATGCGAAGGCTGGTGGACGATCCTGGTATCGTTCGCTTGCCTAACTCTTTGCTGGCGACGATGCTTGAGATCGCCTATGAAGAGTTTCGCAACATGGCGCCATGGGAAGTGTGGGAGCGTTATTACGCCCCTCCGCTTCTTGTGGGCCAGTACAATGTCGATCTGACCGGCATCCTGTTCACTGGCGCGCCGCCACTGAACCTTCCCCCTAGCGAGGCGTTGGCTAGCCGGCTGACTCGCGTGGTCTTGGTTGACCCGGTATCCGGCGGCATCCTTGGCACGTTTCAGCCTGCAACTAGCTGGGAAACGTTGGGTCAGATTCCCAACGCCAGCGCAGCAATGTTGTCGAACTATGCTTGGACCGGTCAGCGGTACTGGTTGGATGGCAAGATTCTGCGCTTCAGCGTTCCGGTCAGCGGCCAGATTCAAATCTGGTATCTACCCACGCAGACCGTGAACTGGCTGTCGGCGATTACGTCAACGACTGCTGTGCATGTTGACGACTTGACTCAGTTCCATGACATCATCGCGTTGCTGGCTGCTGAGCAGTACTACATTCAGCAAGCTCAACCGAACCCGTCGCTTGAAATCCAGTTGCGTCGTCGCACGGACAAGATGATGGAGTTCTTTGCCCAAGCCCGTTCTGGCAAGGCTTCCCGGTATGTGAACGAAGAATACCAGAGGTAGCCGATGTCCAACATCGATAAAACCGCAGACGTTACGCCCAAGACCGGAATGGACTTGCGCACCAATTCGCGTAGCGATGGTACGCCGTTTATCCAAAACGTCATCCCGCGCAACGGCGACTTCTGGGTGCGTCCTGGGTTTGGTCTTGTCCGCGAGTACGACACCAGCTTGTCGAACGGGCGGTACGATAACAGGCAATATGGTATTGGTCCTTGCATCGGAGCGACCAACGTTCGCACCGCATGGCAGACCGACCAGATTCTTTCCATCCATACGTTGTATGCGTTTACTGGCAACTTCTATGGTTGGCGTCCGCGAGAGTCTGGTGGCCTGACTCCGCTATATGGTCGTCGCGCTACTTACTTGGCTGGCGTTGTGGCGATCGTTCACGACCTACACACCAATCGCAAAGTAGAGTTTGTGTTGCACGAGCAGGATGCTCAGAAAGACTTCCTGCCGCGAGTCTATCCAAACTACTCAACTCGTTATGATGAGGATAACTCTACTTGGGCTATCCCAGCACACGAGCCGCAATGGGCAATCTTTTCTCCGATTCAAACCGGTATCGCTGCTGGCACCAAGGCTTTTAATGTTGTCGTTTGCATCGACGGCATGGGCTTGTGGACGTACCGTCCAGTAGATTGTCCAATCGAGTGGAGTCGGCAGAACGATAGCCTCGATCGCGCTTATCTCGGCCCGTTCATGGGCGAGCAGGGAGCGTTCTCTCCGCTAAACCTGGCGCAGGGTTTGCTGTCCGAAGCGGACGGCGCGGTCTATCTGACCACCAACGACATTGGCACGATTACCGCGCAATGCACTTGGAACGAGGACCGGCTCATCTATGCTGCTGGTAACACGCTTTGGTTCTCGGACCCGAACATGCCACAGGCTGTGCTGGCCGATAGCCGATATGTCATTCCGACTTCTGACCCGATTACTTGCGTTGCCCCGTTGCGCTCCAGCGTGTTTATCGCGACCAGCGGTGGCAAGTGTTGGGCGTATCAACCTGCGCTTGGTAGCGCCGGCACAGCTGCGGTCGGAAGCTTGACTTCTATTTCGCTCACCAACGGTTGCGTAAATAACCGTGCATACTGCGTTGGTAACGAGGGTGTCTTCTTTGTTGACGCCAACGGTGTGTTCTTGTGGACCGGTGGTGTGCAACTCGTGTGGTTGTCCCGACCTATCGATCGGTTGTGGGCTGACCCGCAATCGCTTGAGTTGCCACTGACCGATTACTACCAGCACAACGGCACCACCAGCCTCGGTAGTGTTCAGTTGCCTGCTCGCATTGATATGCGTGAGCAGATGCAATCGGCCAGGCTTTGCTGGGATGACCACCGCAAGGTGTTGTATTGCGTTTGCGATGACATCACGCTGTGCTGGACGACCGACTTTGGTTGGAGCGTGTGGTACCTCAAGACTCATGCTGGTGCCGCCGCCACGGTGCAGGGCATGGCCAATATCGCCACGCCTACGTTTGTGCCGGTACGCAACGACCTGTACCTGATTGGTGGACCAGACGACTCCATCTATTTTGATGGCAACGATTCCAAGTACCTGCAAGATCGTGCCTGCTACTTGCTGAAGCTTGGTCGTGGTGGGGCTATCGATCGCTCCACTTGCATGGACGCGGCAGATGCAGATGTGTACACGATTACGTTGTCTGGCTATGTGATTCCTTTCGATACAATCGAGATAACGATTGGCGCCAATAGCTACATCTGGAACATCAAGCCAGATGATGATTACGCTGCAACGTACAAAAAGTTTGGCGATGACCTTCAGGCTCAAAACGATCCTGAATACAACTTCGTTGGCTTGCCGACTGGGATTGTAGCGATTGCCAAAGTGGCTGGTACGCCCGCCTCTCCTGTTGTCGCAGCTATGATTGTGGGTTCTGGCTCTGTTGTCTCGACCCATACACAGTTTGCTGCCGACGCCAACCTGGTTGATGCCGACTTGGAAGACTGGCGCACACCGATTAGCGGCTGGCGCAAGTATGAGTTTTCTCCGAACATCGGTGTTAGAGCATTCTATATTGGGCCACCCGTGACCGCTCCGGTTGGATTCACGCCACCCCGGTTTGTGCCGTCTCAGACCGAGCAAACCTATTGGTGGCCAGTGGCTGTCGGTTCAGTAAGCTCGCCGCCGTCGACGCTCAAGCTTCACTTCAAGTTTGACAATACGCGATGGGAACCTATCTGCGTGCCCGCCAATCCAGGCGACCCGCAGTACGGAGAGATTGCGGCCGTGTTTCCGACTGAACGTCTTGCTTCGGTTGGCGGGTATCAACTTGATACCCATGACGCAACGCATCAAATCTGCGTTTACAGTTCTGGCTCTGGCACAGAAGCGCCTGGTGGCGACGAGATTCGGATTGACTTCAATGGGGCTGGTGGCTCTTGGACTGCGGCTCCCGACTTGAACGTTGGTTCAATCGGGCCTGATGTCCTTTTCTACATCGGCTTCCGCTACAAGGGCACCGATTCTACGCTTTCGCTGCACGTTGATCCCAGCGCAAACATGACCATCGGCGGCACCAATGCGTACCTTTACGCCTGGCAGACAGGGCGCTACCCGGTTCAGTATGCTCAGCTTGCAGACAAGCAACAGCCTGTTGATTGGGCTGTGAAGTCTCGCGAGTTTGAGCTTGCTGGTTACCAGTTCACCATTCGCGGCTTGTTTGTGACCGCAATGCACATGGGCAACGGCACTGATGATGTTGTGCCAGGTTGGCTCTACGGCCCGCTCAATACCGCGACATCGACCGATTGGCGAGACTGGAGCGGGCAAGCTTTGGACTTTGCGACTACGCCTCCTGGCAATAGCACGCAGAACGATATGCTGTCGTTTCCGCGCATGGTGCCGGCGACGACTGGCGGCGATCCCGACCTGGCGGTTGACCCGACGCTCAAGACATTTGGCAACGTGGCCAAGTGGGGTGATGTTGCTGACCCCGCGAAGGGCAATCTGCTGGTCGATGACCCAGCGATTGATACGCTGGCGACCACCGATGGCAGCAAGGGTATGCGCGGCTCGGTGATGATTCACGGCACGATGAATGCGCCCGGCGAAGTGGTCAAGCTCGGCCGCATCGAAGCGGCTATCAAGCAGGTTGGTCTGCGTCAGCGGTGGGGTAAGTAATGGCTGAGCCGGATTACAGCAAGAGCTGGTATCAACGCGGCGGCAAGAAACCGTTCTCGGAGACGCTGGCCGAGCATTTGCGTAAAGAGCTCGGGCCTAATGCTGTCCACCGATATGAAGCGTACAGCGATTCGGCTGGCCAATTGTTTGATCAGTTTGCCGACAAGTATGGTGGCGACCTAAAAGATTGGCCAGAGTCGGAGCAACGCAAATACTTTGCGGATTATGACAAGCTTGAGTCGATGTTTACTCGGCCGCATGAAAGGAAACTGTTTACCGTATTGGAAGATATAGAGGCTACCGACCCGTTGTGGGAGCCGGAGACTACCGAGCGCACGTTGCGCCAGCAGTACCCCGACCTTGTTTCCCGCATGGAGACTGGGCGCGTGCAGCCGGTAGCCGAACCGCAACAGCGTCTACCCACTCCGCAGCCACAGAAGCCTACGATCGCACCACCGATGCGCACTGCACCACCGACGCCCAAGCCTGTGGTGGCGCCTGTCCAGAAGCCTGCCCAAGTGACTTCGCCATACGGCAAGTATGCTGACACCATCAAGGGCTTTGAGGAAATGGCCCGTAAAGGGGCCTACAAGCCATCCTCCACAGACTGGCGGGAGAAGATGGCACGAGACCTTGAAGACATGGAAGAGCAGGCAGAGAAGCAGCGTATCGCCCAAGAGCGCTTGCGCGGTATGATGCGTGAAGAAGAGCCAATGCTGCGTGGTAAATCTGATGTCCCGGTGTCGCTGCCTGAAGCGGTTAATCCGACCGGGAGGTAGCTGTGTCACAACAGATTGAAATCCCGCAAAAGAACATCAACGACTTGCAGTTTGCAAACATGCAAAGTCGTCAACAAATATTTAATATTATCTTGCGACTTCAACCGATTGTTGATAACGCGCCAATCCAAGGCGGCATCCTTGCGCCAGGCACCTACAAGGGCAACACCTTTACCAAGGACGCCCGCATCGATGGGCTAGGCTGGCCGGTAGTCAACGGCCCGGTGACGTTCAGCGCCAACATCATCGTGCGGGGCGTAGTGTTCGCAGATACGGTCGCGTTAACCGCAGCAGCGGTGGTGGTGTTTGATGGGTGCGTGTTCCAGAAGACTGTGACTGTGGCCAGCGGTGGTAAAGGCGCATGGTCTGGTTGCAGATTTGATGGAACTTCCTCTATCCAAAACGGTGGAAATGCGTCAAAGTGCGTGGTCGCTGGTGGTGTGCATACCTCCAGCACAGCGCACGTTAATGTGACGCTGCCAGGTGGAGAGGCAGTATGAGCAGCAACCGGCTACTTCCTTATCAGTTCGCGCCGGGGCTGGACGCTTCGCCCACTCGTATTGAGCAATCGCTACTCAAGATTGCTGAACTGTACGACGATGTGCCGCCTGAGTTTGTTCAGCGCCGCTGGTCTCCTTCGCATATGCTGTGGGGCTTCTCGCCACCGAGCGTTAGCGCAGCTGGTACTCCATACTTGCGATATGACAATGGCGGAACTAACACCGCTCAGCCGGTCACCGGTTCGCAAATCACCAATCCATATCGGTGCAAGTCTTGTTACGTTGAGGGGCTTGGTGACCCGCCGGATGAAGGCTACTTGCTGACTTGGGAAGTTACGGTTCTTGCCTCTCATCCGATGATTATTGGATCGTTTGTGGTGATGGCCGGGCTCATTAATGCCCAGAACTCTACCTACAATAACCCATGGTTGTACGGTGCTGAGCCTCCTCCTGGTCAAGGCATTGGCGATCCTACGCAAGACTTCTCGTTACAAGTCTGCATCTCCGATGGATGGGACTTGGAGAACCGAAAGAAGTTGCGACAAGAGTCGCTTATTTATCAGACGCCTTCTGATGCATTTAAGTTTTCGCCGGCCGGCATTCCGCCTGCGCTTCTAAGCGCGGACACCACATTGCCTCCCATGCCTGTGGAAGCTGGTAGTGGAGAGCCGACCAAGTGGAAGGGTTTTGCGGTCATGGCCGACGCGCTTGTGCTTGTGCCGGTGGGTGCTCGCATGGTGTTCCAGTGGACGATTCCTTGGTATGGCAACTCGATTACGTCTACTTGGGGACATGACCCTGAGATTCATAATACCTGGAACCTGCGCGCTCTTGCGTATAGCCCGACCCACTGAGGCATCATGTCGAAGCAGTTTCCGGTTCAGCGTTTTGCTCGTGGCGTTAAGGTTACTACTCAGCACCTGAACGAGCCGCTCGTTAGTATTCAAGCTTCTGCTGAAGATGCCGGCTTGGAAGATACCGTTGAGCGTGTTGCTCGGAACAAGGTGTCTTGGGTTATCCCGTATGTTGGACCAGCAGCTGCACAGTATGACGATCTTGGTTACCCGCTTCTGATGTGGCCGTTTGTGCTGCCTCCGTTTCAGCAGAACTTTGAGCGGGCCACGTTTGCGGATCCGCAATACCCGACAACGCTAACCGAGTTCTCGTTGTCGATTGACCAACGAGCCGAACCGTTTGCTCTTAATGGTTACGGAACTACTTATCCGCTTGGGGTAGGCAACCTGACCGCTGCCGACATGTCGCGTTACAACATGACGGTTCGATTGTTGGAGCGCCAGCCGTCTTCGGTCACTGGCGAAACAACCGACTACGAAGTGGTTGGTAGGTGGCAGATTGATGGAGTGCTTGCTTTTGGTGCTCAGCAGAATGCTGTGACCGGAGGACAAGCGGGCAATGGTGTGGCCCGTGCTAACCCGATTGTGATTGCAGATCAAAACATCCCGTTGCGCCCATGGAATACCTACCAGTGGGAAATTTCTTGCCCAGGTCTTTACCAGGCTTCGGACCCAGGCGTGAAGGACAAGTGGACGTTTGCGCTTGGTGGAGCGCCGCTGTTGCCTCCACCTACAGGCGACATCTGCCGACTGACCATCAACGGCACCGTATATGACTACACTACAGTTGCTGGCGATACTCTATTGACGATTGCCGCTGCTGTTGCCGCATTGGCCGCAGCCAATCCGCTTTATACGGTGACGGCTGTTGGCAACTCAATCGTTGCTGAAGAGATTACCGCATCGAATAATGTGAACGTGCTGACTTGCGTGTTCATTAGTGTTGGTGTTGGCGGCACTGGCACGGTCTATCCTACTCACAATCAGATTGGCCAAGCTGGTGTTCCGATTGAACCACTGGAACTCGTGTCGTTCCATGTGTGCGCCACGATTGAGTCTCCGTTGACGGTGCGTGACAAGCAGGGAGACTTTGGTGAGTTTCCGTTTCAACCTGGTTCAAAGCCGATCCAAAACCTGCCGACCGTACATGATGGTCAGAAGACCGGCACTACCATCCCGCTGACTCCTGTTGTCGCTGATGCGATAATGACCGGTGATGATGCGCAGGATGCGATGCATGGTTTTGACCGCGCACTGCGTGAGCGTGGTGGTAGTGGATATGGCACTGGTTACGGCCCGCTCGCCAGTCCGCTTGAAGCCAGCGCCCCGCCTCCACAAGAGTTGCTTGCAAACGATGCGCACTACTCGATGATTATGGTTCCCATGTGGAGCGGTCAGTATCGAGAGTCCATTCGCAAGAAGGATGTCACTTCTGCTGGCTTGCCGTATGTTGGCGATCTGGAAGACACAACAAAGACGCTTGACGTGTTTGTGCTACCGGTTCCAGAAGGGTTTGTGTTGCACCATGCGTTTGCGGTTTGGAATGGATACAGCCCGCCCACCACTGTGTACCCAGACCGAACTCAAGCTGGAACCTGGCCCGTCGATCCTGACTACGAACAATCAGTCGGTATCATCCTGAACTCTGGCTGGCACGGCGATGATTACAAGCACCAGCAGGTTGCATACCTGAACTGGAACGGTGCAGGTCCGTTTGATGCATTGAGCTATGAGCACTGGTTGCTGGATGAGTACACGCCCCTTGCATCTGTGCCCGGCTGGCGCCTACTGCAAATTCCGTTGGTCAACAACAGCGACCCATGGACCAGCCATAGTTGGTTTAGCAGTGGCCCGCCGTTCTATATGGGCAAGGCTAACACCTTGACGGAAAACCGAGAGGTGTGTGGCGAGTTGCCTACAGCATTTGGCGGTGTGGATTGGGTAACACCTGTCACCAAGGGTCGAGAAAATGTGCTTGAGATTCGTTGGCAAAAGAACCTGACGAACTATGCTGCGATGGAAGATACCGATACGATTGTTGGCCAAGGTGGCGAGTGGGTGATTTTGTGCGGGCGTCAAGTGGTTACGATTTAAGAAGCTCTGGTCAATCTGTTCTCGTCTCGTTACACTGCGCGTGCGGAGGATGTTATGGCTGAAGCTTGGGAAGAACCGGGTTTTTGGGAAAAGCCTGTAGAAGAACAGCAAACAACTTTGCTTGGCAAAGCTGGCGGAAAACCGGCGTCCAAAGAAGATCCGTACTTCAAGCAGTTTCAGGAGTCGCAAGCTAGCGTGCTTGGCAGTGCGGCTGGTCAGCTTGCCGCTACGCAACTGGGCGCCAAGTACGCGCAAGAGGCTCCTGGCGCAATCGAGAAGCAGCAACAAGCCGCACTTACCGGCGCTCGCGCCAAGGCTGGTCAAGCGTTCGCTGGTCAGATGGCACAGGGTGGCGGTGGCTCGTTGGCTGGTATGCGTCAGGCGCAGTTGTCGCGTGGCGTGGCTGAAGGCCAACTGATGAGTGACTTCGGTATGCAGAAGGTTGCTGCTCAGCGCTTGGCCGCGCAGGCTCAAAAGGAAGCTGCGCAGGCTGCGGGCGAGTACGCCACGACTCAGCAGAAGCTCAAGCAGCAGGAAGCTGACCGAGCAAAGACGCAAGTTGAAGAACAGAGTAACGTAGAAAAAGAAATTACTGACGCCTTTAACACTGCAGTCGATAACGAAGTTTGGTGGAGCGACAACGACGCCAAGTTGTTTGCCAGTCAGCTTCGTCAAAAGTACGCCAACTGGCCAAACCCGGCTGTTAAGGCTCGGGCAATGGAAATGGCTGACCAGATTGAAAAGAAACAAGGATACTTTGAGGAGTAACCCATGCCTCGCATCATCGACGTAGATACCGAAGCATTTGCTCCTGGTTATCAAAAGGCTTATCAAGAACCTAGAGAAGCGCGGGCAGACACCGAGCTTCGTCGCATGGGGACCAAGCTTCAGCTTGCCAACCAAGTGCTTCCCTACGTCAGCGAGGGCATCAAGGGTATCGACAAGTTTGTTGTTACTCCGATTCAGCAATACCTGAAAGAGGGCCGCGAAGAAGAGTACGGCAAGTCTGGTGCGGGCAGTGAGCTTCTAGAGGCTGACGAAACCCCGATGCAGAAGATTGCACGGCAACGCTTGGAAGCACAGAAGAGCCAGAAGCCGTTTGATACTTCCGCCTGGGAGAAAGAAGCGGAGGAAATGTACGACATCACCAAGATGCCGAAGTCTCCTGAGCTTGGTGCTCAGCGGCCAGAGTATGTTGGTGGCGAAGAGTTGGCTCAAATGTTTGGCGAAGATCGTCCTTCGTTCGGTGAGTATTACTCGCCAGAACAAGAAGCGATTGCTGAGCGCGCTGAGCCGAGAAAGGAAGAGAAGGTTAGCTTGCGTTCTCCGGTGGTCTTTCGCGACCCGCGTACTGGCGCGCTTGTCCCGGCAGAGCGCGGCGCTCTTGAACAAGGCAGCCCGGCTTATGCCATGGAGGTTAGCCGCCAGGTGACTGGTATGCCCCGCAAGCGGGCAGCTGAAGTCGAGAAGCCTGAAGCGCGCCGAATGCCGCCTCACCCGATGGTCGAAGGCATTGAGCCGACAAAGCCCTACCAGCCCAAGTATACCGAGGAATCGCTCGGCGCTAAAGCAGAGGGTGGTTTTGCTGGCACTGAGGCACTGGCTGAGCCTACGCAGACTGCTGCAACAGCGAAGGCTGCTGCTGCTCCTGCTGCGCCCAAGACGCTTGCTACGGCCAGTGATGATGAGTTGAAGAAAGCGCGTGGTCGTCTTGAGACGTTGGTAGCACAGAATCCGCAAGACACCGAGTACGCTCGCCGCCTCAAGCAAATCGATCTGGAGCTTCGGCACCGTGGCGAGCAGATGGAATACGAGGATTGGGCAGCGCGTGCGCGTGCGGCCGATACGGTCGAGGAACAGGCCAAGGTTCTGGAGATGGCCAAGAACGTGCGGATGCCCGTTGGTGGCCTGCAAGGACTGCTCAAGACCGGGTTTGAGCGTGCCAAGGAAGCAGCGCTTGGCACTCGCGAAGAGAAGGGGTTGTTCCCTGAAGTGCCGCGACCGGTTAGCGATTGGGAGATCAAACTCAAGCAGGCCAACATCCTTTACAAGGAAGGGCTTGCTGCTGGTCTTCCAGAGAAACAAGCTCGCGATAGGGCTACGGCTATCTTGAAAATGCAGCAAGCTAATGTGGCTGCTGAGAAAGCCGAGACCGAAGCGGCGACTCGTGAGCCAAAGGTAATTGACTTGCGAGAAGCCGCGCAACTTAAGCACGCTCAAGAAGAGAGATTGAACGCGCAGACCAAAGCTATCAACGAAAAATTGCCTAATGAGATCGCCTTGATGAAGTCCCGTTCGGCGGCTCTTCAACGGAAGCTTGCTGGTGGTGGCGGCAAGAAAGACGATTTGTTGAAAGCTATTGCGCTTCAACAAAAGCAAGACCAAGAGCTGATTAAGAATATTGATGGCACACTGAAGGGTGAGCAGGATACTTGGCAGCGAATTCATGCTCAAGCCGATGATGACGCCCGAGACGCAACAAAAGCCAGTAACGAATACAACTCGATTGTTGAAGCTATCAAGCGTGCTGGTACTGTCGAAATGACAGAAAGAGAGCGTTTTGATTTAAGGCTTCGCGCAGAGCAGGCAAGAGTGAACGCTGAGTCGGCTAACAAGAAGGCTGCTGCTTCGGAGGCTCAGGGCCGAATTGCTTATCAAAACGAACGAGACATGCAAGCCAAGAGAGCCGAGGCACAAGCTGCGGCTCGCGAAAATAACGATCGAACCGAGATTTTGTGGGAACGATACTACAAGTCTAAGGGACTTCCTTTGCTTGCAAAGAAAAATCCTGAGGTTAAGAAAGAAATCAAGTCGGGCGGTGGTGCGGGTGGTTTGATTACCGGAATCGTAGATGCGCTTGGCGGTGGCGCCACTACCGCACCCAAAAAGAAAGGTAGTGATGTAGACAAGTTTTTCAACGACTAATCAAGAGGCTTGACCATGGCCGAGACAATCAAAGATTTGATGGCCGAGGCCAAGAATCGTGGCTACAACGCAGACCAGTTTCGCGAGCGGTTTCGCGAGAAGTATGGTCAAGAAGTAGACGACTACCAAGATAAGCTTGACACCCCGCTTGATCAGCTTGCCTCAAAGAAAGCTCCGGCTATTGCGCCCGAGATGCCTGCTGCTCGCGAGCTTGGCAAGGAACTGGCCACCGGCACCACTGCCAAGGGCTTTGGTATCGGTGGCGCACTAGGCGCTGCGTTTGGTGCGCCCACTGCTGGCGCTGCTATCGGCGCTGGTATCGGCAAGTTGCTTGAGCCAAAGGTTGAGAAGCCTGAGCCATCAACGCCAGCCGAGCGGATCGAAACTGGCCGTGCCGGCGCTGCGCTTGGCGGCGCCTTGTTTGGTGCTCCAGGGGCGCTGGCTGGTGCTGCGCTAGGCGCCAAGTTTCCTATGAAGGAAACTGCCAAGTACGATCCTTATCGAGCTGGTTCCAGGGATTTTGAAACCCAACTTGAGTATCTCAAGACCACTGGTCAGATTAAGCCCAAGGCAGAGAAAGAAGCCGCTGAGGTTGAAGAGCCGTTGGCGCGGACAACTGGCGTAGCTAAGCCGGCATCGACTGAGCCGGCGATTACTCAAAGCGAAGCTGAAAAGCTGAATGCTTGGGATTACGCAAAGCCGCCTAGCGCAGAGATTGTCAACATGTACCGGCGCGTCAAGGGTGAAGACCCTTCCACCGTGTACGACCTTAGGCATTTTCAAAGTGAGCAATCCAAAGAACACAAGGTCGGGGCTTACGCTGAACCTGAGTTCAAATGGGCTACACCTACGGACGTTGTTCGTCGAGTCGGTAGTATCGGCAAGGGTGCGGTTAGCAAGTTGCTTGGTGAAACTGAACTTACTCAAACGCTTGAAGAACCATTTGCTCCAGATCCAGATCGCCCGCGCCCACCTGGTGAACCTGGGATGTTGAGCGATAGTCGTCTTGCGGTTCAGCAGCGTCTTTGGGATGAGATGCAAGAAGACCCTAAGATGGCTGCCAAGATTCGTCGTGATTGGGAGCGAACCTATGCGGCCCGTACCGCACGCGGCGCTCCGCTCCATGGCGAAGGCTTGCCTACGGTATTTGAGACATCTAAGGATGAAGTGATTCTTCCTGAACGGTTTCGACCGTTTGTTGAGCAGATGACCAAAGAGCGCAGGCAGCGTCGTATTACCGCTCCGCATCAAGCGCTTTACAACTTTGGTTTGGATCTCACCACCTCGCTTGCTGGTTTGGCTGAGATGGCCAACAAGGTGGTTGGCGCCGAGGTTGTGCCAGAAACACCCGAAGTTGTTACTGCCAAGGCTCAATTGGAAAAAGCCAAGAAGAGCGGTGACAAGGAACTTATCGAAGAAGCTGAAAACGAACTGAACGACATTTCGCAAAAGGCGATTGGCGCTGAGCTGGGTGCTGGTTTGGGCGGATTGCCTGGTCAACTTGTTGGTTTGGCTGGTGGCTTAACCGATCCAAGCGGCGCCAATATCATCTTCACTCACCCGTTCACGGCGTTTACAAGCTCCGAGCCAGCTATTGGCGGGTTCAAGATTCTGCGCGCAAAGGCGGCTAAGTACCCGGCGCTTGACGCTAAGCTGACGGCTTTTGAAAAGGGCGCTCGCAATTTTATCTCCGAGGCTGTTGATGCCATTACGCCAAACATAGCCAAGAAGCTGAAGCAAAAGCTTGTCCAGTACATGGCTGATAGCCTTGAAGTTGGCGACAAAGAGCGCACTCAGATTCTGGACAACATCATTAAAGACCAAAGCCAGTTGAATGGTCTTGCGGAACTTTTGCGACGAGATGCCAAGGCGGGAAAGGTTCCAGACCTTACCGACCAGGACTTGGTTGAGATCGAACTGAAGATTACGCCTGAGCCTAGTGTGCGCGCTGCTCGCGCCGCTGAGAGGGCCGCAGAGAAAGCTGGCACCCGAGCCGAATCCATGGCGCAGGCCAAGGCGATGTCCATCGAGACGGCCGAGAAGATGAAAGTCTTGGACCGGCAGGTTCGCAAACTCAAGAAAGAAGCCGACAAGGTTCAAAAGCAAATCGCTGGCGCTGCGACTGAGGCTGACAAAGCGCAACTCAAGCAGAAGTTGGAGGTGCTCCGCACAGAGCAGGCCTCGCGAGAAGCACAGCTTGCCGCTGAAGCACGCGAGTCACGCTTGCGTGGTAAGGCAAAGATCGCCAGCGAAGAGGCGATGGAAACTGGAGTTGGCTTTGCTGAAGAAATGAAAAAGCCAGAATCCGGATTGCCCAAAGAAGCAAGGGCTAAAGCGAGGGCCGCAGAGCGAGAAGTAACTAATGCTCTTGCAGAAATGGAACGTAAACAATCTGCGGCTGAAGAGGCTCGTCAGCAAGGCTTGGTTACTGAAGAAGCTTTGCAGCAACGCGGCGAAGAGGCCCAGGCTCGGTTGAGAGAGCGTGAGCGTGCGGCGGCTGGCAAGGCTGCTGTTGCTGGCGTTGAGATGGCTGAGGGCGTCAAGGGCATCGAGGATACCGAGGCGGCTGCCCAAGCGGCGCGCCGTGCGGCGTCCGCTCAAGCCGGTCGCGTGAGCGCTGCTGAGCGCGCAGCAAAGACTGCTGCTGAAGCAGCGGAGAAAGCGGCTGGCCGAGAGGAGATTTCTGCTGGACGAATCTATGTGCCTCGCGAAAAGCTGGCTTCGGCCGAAGCTACGCTCGCAAGCGAAGTGCCGGTCATTCGGACAATCGACCCGCGTTCGCCAGAGTATTTGCCGCGTATGCTGGAAGAAGCACAGTATCGCCTCAAGAAAGCCAAGGATGCTTACGAGGCGGCAGCACCTGAGCGGCGCGAAGCATTGAAGCCTGAGGTGCTCAAGGCATTCGATACTGTCGACCAAGTAGAAAAGGCTATTGAGTCTGGTCGACGTGGTGAGTATCGCATGTTTGAAGAGGGTGGCCCGCAACGTCTTGCGCGGCTGTTTGAAGAGATGCCCAAGGGTCGACGGAAAATCATCGAAGACCTGGCTGTTGAGGCCAGTGATTACAAGCGCAAGGCGCTTGATGCTGGTTTCGATCCTAATGCACCGATTAGCGCTGAGGCTGCTAGTAAGATTGGTGTACCCGAGGACACAACTGTTTACGCTGCGGCTCGGCGCTTGGCCGAGCACATCGACACCACCCACAAAGACCCTGTGCTTGTCGCGGAGTTTCTGCGCAAGGAAGGGGTTACCCGTGGCGTGGATGATGCTAGCCGGTGGATCAACTCTGAGATCGCAGTGCAGAATGCTGCATCTGGTATGATCGAACCAACCTATGGCGCGGTTCGTCGACCAACCCCAGTGGTTGAGCAGTTTGAACTTACTCCGACAGGCGAGGTTGTCCCGCGTGCCAAAGCGCGCACCGAAGGTCTTTCGCGTGCCGTTCGGCCAATGGCTGAAGGCGAGGTAGCTCCTACTCCAGAACGCAACGCGTTGAACCTGGCGCTCGATGAGATGCAGGAGTACCTGACCAAGAGGGAGGCGCCAAAGAATATCAAAGGCGACCAGAGTCGATTTGCCAAGGTTGCAAGCGAATATGCTGATGCTGTCCGTGAGATGGGTTCGTTCGGCCAAGAAGTGCGAGAACCTCGATTCGATCTGGAAACCCCTAGTGAACCAGGCACCAACAAGTGGGCTAACCAAGAGCTTGAAGCTGGCCGCAAACTGTTGACACCTGAGCGCATTTACCAACGGTTGTTTAACAACATTATGGATGACACGATGCAGCTGTCGCTGCACTCTCCTGAGTTTCGTGATTACCTGATGAAGTTGGTTGACCAGCGCATTAAGAAGGCTGGGTTTAGTAACGCCGAGCGAAAGCTTGCGCTTACCGAAGTCAATAAACTCATTACCGACCCTCGTCGATTGTCGGCGTACAGCAAAGAGAAGTTCCCTGTTGTGGCCAACAAGGGCAAAGCAATCTTGAAGGCGGACGACTTCATCGAAGCGGCTGAACGGCTTGACCCAAAGATTGTAGGCCAAGCACGAGCAAACGCGATTGATGCGGTTACAAATGAAATGAACCGAGCTGCCGCTACTTATGGCACGCTTCACGCAATCGAATCCGAAATGAATCGATTCCGGTTCGACAAAGAAGGCAACCCGCGTGTGTTGTCTAATGGCAAGCAAGCGGCGCTTCAAGGTGCAGAAGGATATGCGGCGCAGTTGGCAGAGTCCGTTGTTCGCAACAAAGAAACCTTGCCTCTTATTCTTCCTTACGAAGGCGCTAAAATCGCCGATACCCTGAGGCTTATCCTTCAAGATGCGGACTCCGAGTTTAAGTGGAACTGGACATCAGGAGAGCGCGCCAAGCTTCAACAACTAATCGATGACATCGACTCGTTCCAATCGGCCCAAACGCAAGTCAAGGGTGGAACCCCTCAGAAGTCTAATCTGGTCAATGCAATCAACAGCATTAACGAGCGGACGTTCAAGGGCACCGACACCAAGCCTGTGGACTTTCACAATGTTCACATGCACCCGGCGGTGCTGAAGGCGTTGGAATCACACTTTCAAGACTTGTTGGCCAGCGACACTTTGCAAGGAGTAGAGGGCGCGGTACGTGGCTTGAGCAAGATGGCTCAACGCAACGTGGTGCCCTTGAATCTCTCTGCAATGGTCAACAACAATCTTTCCAACTCTTTGATGCAGCTTAGCTCTCGCGGTAGCACAGACTTCATCCCAGGCATGATTGAGTCTGGAATAAAGTACAAGAAGTTCTTGGATGGCGACTACGGCGATTTGACCCCTGCAGAAGTTCGCAAGTTTAAAGCTATCAATCGCAATGCTCCTATTGGTCACACTGAGTATACAAACGAGATTACAAAGTCCAACTGGTGGCAACAGTTTAAGCGCGAAAAAGGTCTTGATGTAACGGAAGTCGGTCGTGCTTTGCGTGCAGCGCCAGATACATATGGTCGTTTGCGGGACATGATGACCGACTTCTACAGCAAGTTTGGTGATACGCCTTTCCGCTTGGAAGAAATGAACTTTGTTTATGACAACCTAAGCAACAAGCTTGATGAGCTTGAGGTTGGTCGATCTGTTAATGTCCCTGTTAGCCGGCACCGAGAGGTACGGATTACCAGGATGACCGAGAACAAGTACAAGATTGAAGACATGAGTGGTCAACAAAAGCCACAGATTGTTGGTCGAGAAGATCAACTGCTGGCCGACACGCTTGGTGCGAATGCCAACGTGATGCAGAACAAGAAGTTTCTAGACCCCAAGCAACTTGGATTGTGGGGTCGCGCATTGCAGCGTGGCTCGCTTCCGTTGGTGTCCGGTATCTTCACGTGGTACCAGGGTGCGATGGATATTCCGTTTATCAAAAATGGATTGGTCAACGAGTTGATGTTTGGTGGTCCGTTTTACGAAACCAACTCTCCAGCTGTTCGCATGTCTCAGGCGATGGAATACACTGGCCGAGCCTTGAAGCGTGCAATGATGGTCAACGCTGCTCAAGCTGCATTCTTGGACCAACGCAAGCTGCGCAACCTTCGACACGCTTTGGGATACAATCCTTCGCTTGAAGCGACTGTGTTGGCTGAAGGTACCAATCCGGCGTACTTGCACTATCGCAACCTTGACCCGTTGATGTTTACAACGCCAACAGTCAACACACTTAACTCGCTTGTTTCTATGATCGAAGCGGCCAGGTTTGCGCCAATTTTCCACGAGCCAGACTTCTACGCCAAGGTGATGAATTCGGATTTGGATTGGGCAAAGATGTCTGATGAGCAGATTGCCGCAATGCCTAAGGAACTTGCTGATTATGGCAAGGAGATGAAAGAGCTTGCCAAGAACGACCCAGAAGATTACGCGGATCGTGCGTTGGTCAAGCGTGACCTAATGCGATGGGGCAATAATGAAATCAGCAGCCCGTCTCAGTTCTTCCAAACGATGGGCTTGGCCGGTGGACCGCTTTTGAACTGGATTATGAAGATCGGCGAGAGAGGTTGGAACGCCGACACGGCCATGCGTAAGTTTGGTGAGATGGTGCTAGGCGCTACTCCGTTCCGAGCAATGGATGTCACAGCCGCTGCTTTGGGTGAAGCAGGGCTGGAGAGCATTGGCGAGTTGTCTTCTTACGGAACCGACTTGGCTCGTTCTGGTTTTCACGCCAAGTCTGAAGAAACGCCGGATATGTCGACGTTGGTGGAGTGGGGTATTAATCAGATTCTTGGCATCGGCTGGAAGCAGTTGTTCTATGGCACTGGCAAGGAGAAAGCTGACGATGTTCGCGGTTACTCCAAAGCCAAGTCTGTTATGAAAGAACTGAAAAAAGCTATCGATGACTCGTTCAAAAAGTCGGTTGAACGCAAAGCCAAGAAGGTGCTTGGCAAGAATGCCACTGAAGAACAGATTCAAAAGCAAGTGGACAGGAACGTTTACTACAAGGTATTCGATAATGGTTTGAAGCGCACTTTGAAAGAGACCATGATGAATCTGCAAGAGGAAAGAAACGCTCTTGAAGAGTCGCGCCGAAAGTACCCTGCGCCAAACGACTAAAGACTAGACTTGACAAAACTCTTCAAGTAGTCTTGCGCCACGGAGGAATCATGTTTCACGTCTCTCGTACTCTGAAGAATGGCGCGACTGCTCAGGAGCGTGCGATTGTTTATCAGGGCACCGGCCCCAATGGTGCTCCGACGATTACGCCGAACTTCACTGTGCCCATGGTTCCTCGTGGAAACTGGCAGGCGATTGACCTGATTGCGTTCACGCCGGCAGATGAGTTTCACGTCAAGGTGTGGTGGTACTACGCTTCAGCTAACCAGTGGGTGTACGATACCGATATTGGTTCGTTTAGCATCAAGGCAGCTGATGGTGTTATCAAGCTTCCGATCATTAGTTTGGATAAGTCGGAATGCGCTGATGGCATCTACATCGAAACGGAATCGTTTGTTGGTGCGGGTTCCCGCGCTAATGTTTGGCTTCAGGGCCAGCAGTAATGGAAGGCAACGTGGGCATGGGTGCAATCATTGCACTGGTGAGCGCAAGCTTGTCGACCATGGTCACTGTGGTTGGCGCTACTGCTTGGTTGAAGTCTCAGTTTGCCGAACTTGGCGAGCGTCTTGCCAAAGCTGAAGCGTTGCACAAATCGTTGCACGATAGGGTTGAGAAGTTGGAAGACGCCCGCGAAGAAGATGTAAGGCGGGCCTTGGCAAGGGTTGCATCGTGAGCAATAGGCAAGGCGTTACCTACGATGCCGACAACCTGGTGAACCTGACACCGGGCAGCCTGACTTACAATGGATCAACCTACGATGTAGCTGCTTCTGGCAGTGCTGCTGCTGCGCAAGCTACAGCCAACGCCGCGCTTACTGCTGCGGCTGCTGCTCAAGCAACGGCCAACGCTGCGCTGCCCAAAGCCGGCGGCACGATGACCGGCAACATCAACATGAGTGGTACGCAGAAGGTGACAAACCTTGCGGCGCCCACGGTAGCGACGGATGCTGCGACCAAGGGCTACGTCGATACGTCCGTTGTTGGTTTGCTGGACCTGAAGGGTACCATTGATTGCTCGGCCAACCCGAACTATCCGGCTGCCAGCAAGGGCGACGTTTACGTCGTCTCGGTCGCGGGTCTTATTGGTGGTGGCGCTGGCATTGCGGTACAAGCTGGCGATGCGCTGGTGGCGTTGGCTGACAACGCGGGCGGCACCCAGGCTGCGGTTGGTTCCAGTTGGAGCATCTTGCAGGCCAACCTGATTGGCGCTTTGCTTGCGGCCAACAACTTGTCGGATGTCCAAAACGTAACGACGGCGCGGAACAACTTGGGTTTGGGCACGGCGGCGACCTATGCGGCCACCGCGTTTGCTCAAGTATCTAACAACTTGTCGGACCTGACCAATGCTGGCTCCGCTCGTACCAACTTGGGTTTGGGAACGGCGGCTACGCAGAACAGCACTGCGTTTGCCACGGCCGCTCAAGGCACGCTTGCCAGCACGGCAGTGCAGCGGGCCGGCGATACCATGACAGGAGCTCTCGGCATCAATCGTAGTGGCGGCGCTATCAATGCGACCGACCTCCACATCGGCGCCGGCAACATCAGCATTGATGGCGCGGTCTCAACACGGCTTGAACCGGTTGTTGCATCACCAGGCAACTACGCTAGAACGCTTACGTTTCATCCTAAATACACCGGCAATACCGGAGTAAACGCAATCGCTTTGCAAACTTTACCGGAAGTAGGCGCTGGCGCTGTTATGCCTTTGCTTTACGGTATGATTAGCGCTTTTATTGGTTCAGCTACCAAGTGGATTGGTATTGCTGTTTTGGATGGTGGCGGTACAGCAACGACCAAATACGATGCAATTTTAAACGGCGGCGGCAACGTCGGCATTGGTACTGACACACCAACTGCTCGTTTGCATATTGCTGGCTCGACCAAACTAGGCACCAACGGAACCGCGCTGACGCAGGTTGTGGTTTACACGCCCACGCTGACCCCGGCTGCGGTAGGCTCTGCCGGCTTTTCGACGCAGACATTTACCGTGACCGGGTTGACAACTGCTGATACAGTTACGGTAAATGGACCGGCTGCAACAGCATTGTCTGCTCTTGTTAGCTTTCGCGTCAGCGCAGCGGATACGCTATCGTTGACCTGGTTTTGCCAAGGCGCCTTGACGCCGGCTTCAGGAACTTATCGCATCGTTGCGATTCGGAGTTGATTATGCGTTACTTTCTTCTTGCTTTGACTGTTTGTGCTTGTAGTAAGTCGGCCGACAAGTCTGTCGTTGCTGCTGATGCAAGCGAGACTATCGTTGCTGACGCGCTGCCCACTGAGACCACCGCCACTGCTGAGCCTGATGCCATTAGCCCGGCTGACGCTCCGAGCGCGGTGACCCCGTGAAGGGTAAGCGGACTTACGCAGCTGTTGCCGGTGTGATTGTATCGGTAGCGATTGGTGTAGCGGCCCGCCATGGCTTTGACCTGGCGCCGTTTCAAGCTGACCTGGTTGATGCCTTGGCTATTGCCTTTGCTGCTGCTGCTGCTTATTTCCGCTCGGTCGCTCATCCCGCAAAGGAGAAGCCCAATGCATGACGACAAGACCGGTCACATCGTGACCTGTTTCCTCAAGTATCAGAACCAAGCTCGCATCCTGCACTGGCAGACCAAGAAGTTTGCCCGGCACAATGCCTACGGCATGTTGTACGACAAGCTGTCCAGCGGCATGGACCAGTTCATCGAGTGCCACATGGGTAAGTACGGACGCATTTGCGTGGGTGGTCCGATTGAACTGATGAACATGGACGACCTGTCGGTCAGCGAGTTCATGGAAGAGATTTGCGATTTCTTGTTGTCGTTTAATCAGATGTACGACGCCAAGCGGGATAGCGATTTGCTTAACATCCGCGATGAGATTTTGGGCACGGCCAATACGGTCAAGTACCTGTTGACTTTGGACTGAGGTAACTATGCAACTGACCGCTAACTTCAAGTTGGAAGAGTTTCGTTGCAAGGATGGTTGCAACGTTCCAGACCCGTTGTTGCCCAACGTGCAAGAGCTTGCTGCCAACCTGCAAATTCTGCGTGACCATATCAGCAAGCCAATCACGATTATGAGCGGATACCGAACGCCGGAATACAATCTGAAGTGTGGCGGCGAACTGAAGTCTCAGCACATGGAGGCCAAGGCAGCCGACATCCAGGTTGCCGGCATGACGCCTGTGCAGGTTTGCAACGCTATCAAGTTGCTTATCAGCACCGGCAAGATGAAGCAGGGCGGGGTTGGTTTGTATGACGGCTGGGTTCACTACGACGTGCGCGGCAGTAAAACCCGCTGGGGTGGCGCATGAAGTGGTTTGCCTTGGTGCTACTTGCTACGGCTTGCGGCCCGCTAAACTGTCAACAGTTTGCGATTGACATCTACAACCATCCGCGCAAGCCGGCGCCTGCTGGCAAGCTGGTCATGCGTTGCGATGGCAAGAAGGTTGTCGAGGCGTTGGCTGACAACGTGCAGTCTGGGGGCAAGTAATGTTTGAGCAGGTTCGCGTGAACTGGATTAGCTCGACTGAGCGCACCGTGTTGGTGACCGCTCTCCATCACCAGATGACGCAGCGATTGTTGGCCGCGTTTCCTGGTGTGCCTGTGTCATCAATGGCAGCGGAGTTGGCAACAGCTGCGGTACATGAGGTTGATGCGCTTATCGCCAAGCCGATTCAGGTTCAGGCACACGCTGTTGTAATCAAGGACCATCGAGGTTAACCATGCTGCTTCCGATTGCGCAGATTCCCGAAGCGCTGGCTGCTACTGCGACGGCTGCCAACGACACCGGTATTGATGCTGCCACGCTTGCCAAGAGCGCCAATGGCAATCCGGTAATGCTGCTGGCAATGGCAGCCGTTGCGCTGTTAGGTGGAAAGAAGGTTTGGGAGATTGTGCAGAAGCGGCAAGAATCTGCGCATGAAGAAAAGATGGCGCAGATCGAGGCCGGCAAGTCGGTGCACGCCGAGTGCCAGGCCAAACAAAACACGCTTCAAGAACAAGTCGCGTCGATGGCTCGTGTTGTGCAGTCGTTGGAAGAACGAGCGAAGGCAGCAGAGAATAGGGCCGTCGAGGTGGTGCAGAAGGCCGAGTCCCGTGTCGGCGAACTGGAAGCCAAGTTCACTCAAGTACAGCAGCAAGTGGCCGCTGCTGAAGCCAAGGTAAAGAAAGCTGAGAAGGCTGCCAAGGCGAAGGCCAAGGCCGATGCTAAACCCGCCAGTTGATCCAACCTGCTCCATTAACAATGGCGACACGGTTGAAATCCTAGACAACTACTGGATTCTACCAGACGGTAGCACCCGCGAAACGCTGGAAGGTTGCGAAGTATCGCCGCCGTTTACCATGCAGGTATCGATGAGTGAAGGGCGCCCACGCAAACACAAACCAAAGCACAAGTCGATTGCAGAGGTGATCGTCGAACAGCCGGCGCCGGTAACTACCGATGACGTGCCAGCAGACACGACCGCAGTCGTTGCCGTGCTGCCGCCTGAGCTCAAGCGAATGCCGCCGCACTCGTCGGTCAGTCCGGTCACGGTGGTGCTGGCTGTCGGCGTTGCCGGCGCGGCTGGCTGGCTAGGATGGCAGGCCATGCAGTCGGCAGCGGCAGCAACTGCTCAAGCCCAGCAGAAGCAGGACGAGCAGCGGAGGAAGCAATGCGCGACGGCTTCTGATTCTAAGCTAAACGATTTTAAAGCGCAGTTGGCAACGTTTCGATGTGCTGACTTACCGCAGCCTCAGGAACCTGGTGCATTGTGGGAGCGATGCGATTTGTTGGATGAGCAGTTGACTCGATTGGCAGCAATGCTCAAGACTCGACGAGCGTATCCTCGGCCACAGCGCCCACGCAGTCCTGCATTGCCGCAGTTGTAGGCAGCTAACGCAAGAGACCAGTTGCCATGTGCTCGCTTGTGCCAGTAGCTTAAAGCGTGCGCGCCTGCTGCTCGGTTGATTACAGGTATCCAAAGCAGCCAGTTTGGTTTAACAGGAGAGAAGCGAGGACAGACTTGCATAACGCCAATGCAGCCGGCGCTAGACTTGGCGGTCCACGCTCCCCTTGACTCGATGTGTTCCACTGCTGCGAGCAGTGCTGGATTCAGGTGAAACACTAGAGATATCAGCCACGTCATGTTCACACTCCTTGCAGACGTTCCACACCTTGCCGTGCTCGACCATGAGCTGGCTCTTGGGAACGCGCATAAAGCATATGCAGCAGACGACCAGATTGTCTGGGCATACGCTGCCTGGGTGCTGCTGGCTACAGAACATGCAGGTCCATGCCATTACTCCCCCTTACTGTAGCCTGATGCGGCCCAGCCACCACCGTGGAAGTGGACCGGAGATGCGGTGATGAATACCTTCTCGGTGATGCCGCCGCACAGTAACTGCGGGCACTCAGGACAAGGGTCATCCATCTTGGCTTGGCCTTCAAAGACATGGCCACACTTCTTGCACCTGTAATCGTACTTGGGCATCACTCCCCCTTGAGTTCTTGCAGCATCTGTAGC